GTCCGTATACGTGTTTAGGACACAATTTAAATAGTGATTGTGAGAAAACTTTGGCACATATATGGTGTGCTTCGTCGACGATGAGAGTACCTATACTATCAAAATCTTCGAATGAATATTCTTTTAGAGAAAGAGATTGGAGCATGGCGATGACAAAATCACAGTGTACTTCTTTCTTATTTTGTTGAACTATACCTATGGTAGCTCCGGGACAAAATTGTTGTATACGTTCTTTCCACTGATTCGCCAAAAATTCCTTATGAACGACAATCATGGTTCGTAATCCCAGTTTACACGCTATGGCCAGGGATACGGTCGTCTTCCCGAAGCCGCAAGGCAATGAAAGAATTCCGTGGCCAGCTTGGATAGCTTTTCTGAGCGCTTCATTTTGGTGTGTTTCGTCTCGTAATTTTCCTTTAAACGTGACATTTATCTTAGATGGTTCTGGCCTTGTATCTTTAGTCTCTTTTCCAAACTTTTCCTCTGCATAAAATCGCGGTACGCATAATCCAGATTTTGCTTTCCTAAACACTTTAAAAGGTGGAGGTGCAACACCAAAATCTGCATTAACGATTGGGCGAACCGTGAGTTCTTTTTTAATTTCAGTGAGATCTGGAACTATATACCCAGTTCTCGTGAGACTCATTCATTTATTTCATTTTTTAACTTTATATACGATAACTTCCAAGTATATCCACTATAGTCTTCATATGTCCACTTACCCATGAAGGACACATCAATTTCAACGTCGTCCCCCTTTTTTAAACTTTGGACGGGAACACCTTCAAATCGACACATGACTCGATTATATCTAAATGGAACTTTAATCGTGAGTACATGACCTTCGAGTGGATCTTCAACATGTTTTGTTACGAGGTTATGTCTGTGATGAGAAAACCATACACGTTTCATGTCATGGTCGTTTAGAAGAACGCGTATATATTTTTTGTTATTATGTTCATACATGGGAGTAAATATTGATACTTCGAATTTCATTTATAATATAATAATTTTAAAACTTTATTTAGGTTTCCACTTAAGAAAACTTGGTACTAAAAGTAAAGCTCCGAGTAAAATTATAATGTCGATCATAAAAACTTTCTTTTTAATTTCTGGACACCAGTTCTTAAAATCTTTTATTTGTTTAGATTCTTGAGGTTTGGCCCAATGATAAAACATGGCGAGATACGTGGGTCCCATGTTCCTCCTACAATCGTAGTGATGATCATAATACGCTAACATGATGTACGGGAAATATAAAAGTGCGAGTAAGATCCATTTGTTATTTTTTGGAAGATACCAATATCCACCCGCCAATGCGAACGTAAACCATATACATTTCCAGTTTACGACGGGTTTTGCGTCATAACATTCTTCTTTGTTCTCGGTATCCATATAAAACACATCGAGAAAAAAATATAAGTTAGAGAGATAAAATTATTCGTATGTATTAAGATGGCACTATGCTTGGGAATAAATGTGCCGAGTACAACTTCCAGGAAAGTGAAAACGTGGAAGTTTGCGAGTAAGTTTTTATGGAAAAATGCGACTGTACAAAATAAATCAGAGCTTGGTAGATGGGTGAAGCAAGAACTTCTCGATCTCGGACCAACATTTGTAAAATTAGGACAAATCGCTTCGACGAGAGCGGACCTGTATCCACCAGAGTTTACAAAAGAACTGGAATCCCTGCAAGATGATGTTCCTCCCGTGGAAATTGACATAGATGTAAAATATGATATTTTTAAAGAATTTGACCCTGTACCATTTAAATCCGCGAGTATAGGCCAGGTCCATATGGCCGTACTCCAAAACGGTCAAAAAGTTGTTGTAAAAGTAAAACGTCCGGGAATTTTGAACATCATGAAGGAGGATACAAATACTATACGGGGTATAGTATATTTTTTAGAGCGTGTTGGTATCGACACGGGGAATAGTTCTGGTTCAGTTCTAGATGAGTCTATAGAATATTTACTGGGAGAGGCAGATTATAAACAGGAGATTAATAATGCTATAAAATTTCGGAAAAGTATGAAAGATGTCGACTGGGTGAAGGTTCCGAAAGTGTATAAAAAGTATTCAAACGATGAAATGATCGTCATGGAATATGTACCATCAGTGAAACTAACTGAGATTACCGACAAAAAGGTAAATAAGAAGAAGATATGTGAAGCCTTGATAAATGCGTACGTCATCCAAACCATGGATAATGGTTTATTTCACGCCGATCCACACCCGGGAAACCTGGGATTCTCACCGAAAGGGAAGCTTGTATTTTATGATTTTGGATTGCTCGTACCATTGTCAGAAGAATTAAGGGATGGATTCACAAAACTTTTTGGATTTATTATCACTCGCGATACCGCTGGTATAGTAGATACATTGGTTAAATTGGGTGTTATTGTTCCGACTTCTACTGATATTTCGGACATTGAATTATTTTTTGAAAATATCTTAGGGTATTTAGAGACCCTAGATGGTTCTGGGATCGTGAATGATGATCTCGCCGCACAACTCGCGATTGAAAAACCATTCGTGGTACCGAGTAGTTTCGTGTACCTCGCAAAAGCCTTTTCGACTATAGAAGGTATATGTCTGAAACTAGATCCAGACTTTAACTATTTCACGTATTTGGAGCCCTTGATTCAACAGCAGATAATAGAATCCGTGGATGTTGGTGATATATTCATGAAGACGACGGAGATTCCTGGGACGATAGGTAAAATAAGTACGGCTGTATCTGGGCTTCAAAAATCAAGGGGGTCTATGAAACGTACTATGATCAAAACGAGACAGGAAATTAAGATCGTCCAATACAGCGTGGTGTGCGCTCTGTTGGCTGAGAAATTTGGGGACAACCCACCTTTAGCTATGTTTTTTGTTTTCTGTACCTTATGGTTTACTTTTCGTAAAAATCAATAGATTTTTTACCATTCTTCTTGGGCTTATCGGCTTTTTTAATCAGCTTGTTATGTTCCTCGAGGTATCCCTTCATACGATTCTGTTCATCGCGGAAAATATTAGAGACCTTCTCTTTGATCTTGTCCACGTCAGTATCACGTTCCTTTTGGATCTTCTTACTAAGCCTCTTGAACCCCTTATTTTTCTTGTCAGCGGCGAATACGGTCATTGTATTTGTTATGGCGAGCATTTACTTTGTATCGACATTTAAATTTAAACGTTTTAACTTTTCTTCAAATTCCCTGCGCTCCCCGGGAGATTTGATGATCTCTCCGTGGTTGAGAGCCCTGATTTCTGGACCAGTTAATTGAATTGCGTCTACCCTGAAATCCATGAACGCTTTCATCGTGATAGGAACGAGTGGTTCTACGAGATCATACATAGCTTTACCGTATTCCTGTATCTCCTTCTGGGCGTGGGAATCCATTCGTAGGTGAAGATAATGCATGAGATTATGAAGGTTAATCTTCCAATAGAACTCCGTATACGTCGATTGAGGGAGATTCCCCCTGGCCTGCTCCCTACAAACGCCTTCTTCGAGTAATTTTTCGTAGATATCAAACGAATTTTCGAGATGCTGAGACCCCGCATCGGATAGTTCGGACGCTACACTAATTTCACCTTCTGATCCCTGATGATTGACCTCAGATTGTCCTCGCATGGTATCTGGATTGTAATACTCTTTGGGAACGATCGAATATCGGGCTGACATTTCATTTACACTCGCGGTACGATGGCGAAGATGTTGGCGTGCGATGTAAATGGGCATCTTAATGTGAAACTTAAACTCTACCATCTCGAAAGGTGTCGTGTGCCAGTGTCGCATCAGATATCTAATTAGCCCAGTATCTCCACGAGAAGTCTTCGTTCCATCTCCATAAGATACCCGGGCTGCCTGAACAATTGAGTTGTCGAGGTTTTCTCTGGGCATAGTGTCGACGAGTCGTACGAATCCATGGTCGAGTACGTTTACTTGCATTTTGAATTATCAAAGGGTCATTTCTTTAATCAGGTCATCTATGCATCTATAATACCTTTTGAGATCTTTCATGAATCTTTTATTATTCTCTAGACATTCACATTCGGGACTATTTTTATATATGTACGCGAGGTTACATTTGGAATATTTAGTACGCTTTTGATTTTCATTAGGTTTTCTAGGAACAAGTTTCTTCACGATCTTTTCCTTTTTCTTGGGCTCTACCCGCTTCGTGAAACTTATAGCTTGCATGACAGTATCAGCTAAATCGTCCTTCTTCTTGGACTTCATGAAGGTTTCTATCCAATGTTTATTCGTATCATCCCCACGTAAAAATGCTTCACATCTTTCTATGGATACCTTTTTACGTTTCATATATTGCGCTTTTCCCGGACCCACTACATCTGGAATTTTAAACTTCGCATCGTATATGATCGTCTCAGATTTTGGAGCTTTTATGACAAAATATGCGTGTAAAAAGTGTTCCACCATTTTCATTTTTTTATTACGATCGGGTTGCTTCTCTATCAAAATGATATCTGATTCGAGAACCCAAGGTCTTTCATCTAAATGCTTTCTTAATGAAACATATACACCATCTTTATGCTCGGGAGGTATTCCGGAAACGTCCCAATTTACGACTAGGTTAGATGTTTCATTAAATTGGCACATAGCCAAATTTCTGATTCCCACGTCTATACTCAGAATCATATACATAAAGAATGGAAATTCTTTAAGCTATGAAGAGTAAAGTGAGAATATCATGATTAAAAAGGCAATTATTATGACTGCTAATATAGCTACTATAACGGACGTTATTAGGTTTTCATCTACATCCGGGAACCATTTTTTCCACCAAGGTTCTTCGTCATCATCTCCATCACCGTCACCGTCACCCTCTTGATCTTTATATTTATTGAAACACGCGGCTGTGCAATGTTCATAACAATCATCATTTCCTTCTTGACAAAATGGTTGATCTTCGGGAAATTCAGCGTTTGGAAATTCTGCTCGAAGACTGCTCATTGTCGTGTATTTTAATTCACCCTTGTTTATTTTACCGTGGAAATAATCTGAATAATTATGCGGAAGACATGCAGTTACACATCCCTTTCTTTCCTCACTTGCGTTCGCGTCAGCACTTTTATCCATCATTAACCCACCTATTAAGGCTGCCAATCCTATCAACCCTAACGCTTTTTCTATAGCGTCCATTCTTTTTTTCTTTATTTTTTCATAATCGGATTCTATTTTTTTTGAATTTACTTCTCCGAGTGTTTTTCTATTATTTAAAGCATTTTCAGCACTTCTAGCTCTATTATTTATTGTAGTTTTTTTTATACTCATTTCATCAATTTTTGAAGCCACGTTATCTGATAATGTTAATGTGTCGCCAGAAATTTTGTCTGAAGAAGTTTTTATATCTGTTCCAGAATCAACATTTGCGTTAACGTTAGTTTTGTTTTGTTTTATTTTGTTAAAACTTGTATTCGTTAGTTTGTAATTTCCATCTGGCAATTGAAAAGTACCATCTATCATTTTTTTAGAATTTCCCGGAATTTCTGTACCATCAGGCAGTTTAAATTTTCCATTAGAAAGTAGCTGAGTGCCAGTAGGTAAGTCAAACCCTTTCCCAGTTTCTGTTGCGTCTATTCTATAAATATCAGGGTTTGAAGAAATTTTATACCCTCCCGATGTTAACACTTCAGATCCGTCTCCTAAACGAGTGATACCTTCGTATTTATATTCATTTCTGTTTTTAGCAACATTAAAAGATAATTCACCTAATCTAATTCGTGTATCATTTATACCTTTTAAATAGTATATATTATCAGCATCCAAAAATAACCCTGGTCTAATTCTAGTTAATGTTGACCACCAGCTCATGGTATTATTATATTACTTATAAAATAATGAGAGTTAAACTTGTAAAAAGTTTGCACCCTGAAAAAAAGTTTACTGCTATTTTTCAGGATGAATCAAAGGTTCATTTTGGTGGAAAGGGGTATTCTGATTATACCATTCATAAAGATCCTTCTCGCATGCGAAGGTATTTAGCTCGTCATGGAAGAATGGGGGAAATTTGGTCTACGCGAGGAATCAAAACGGCTGGATTTTGGTCTCGTTGGTTGTTATGGAGTGAACCATCTTTAGAGAAGGCTAAAAAATTAATATCTAAAAAATTTGGAGTTGTATTTATTGGTTAGAATACGAATTA